TTCACTTTAGGTACGGCGACGACGAGCAAAAACTGGATAATTCATGACGAGACTCGTGATGATGGTCTTCCAGTTGAGCTTTCTCCATTTGTTGGGTGACTTGCCGTGCGCCTTTTCGCTCATATACCAAATAACCTTTCTGATATTTTCATCGCTCAGATTCTGACCGTATATACTACGCATATCGTTTTTGATATTCTGTGAAATGTGCGTAAACTTTGGATCAGGGTTGGCTTTGGTTATAGCTCTCTCGACAAGATTTGCGAGTCGTGCCTTGTGCACGTTTCGTGACGTACCCGTAACCTCACGGCGAACCAGCGCAGCTTGAGTTAGCATCTTACTTAAGGGACAACATATAAAGTGTGGAACGTACCAGTGCTGTAATTTCATCCTGAATGTTCTTGAGGTACGAGTCTCGTGGAAGGCGCATGCGGCGAAGCTGTGTCAGAAGCGAACGGAAATACAGTTTTGGGTTGCGGGCAATCGTGCGACGACCGACGATGATGCGGCGAAAACGACCATACTTACCCATGTACGCCTCGGCGTAACTGTCAAACAAAGGCACAATGCCTTCATAGTACGCCTGGAGCGCCTTGTGTTGCGCAAAAGAGTTTGTCGTCAAGTGGAAGGCGTGTGCCTGAGTACGGGAATTCATAAGAAGACCGACGTACTTCTGACCGTTCATCTCTTAATAGTAAGCGGCGAAATTCTTACGCATGAAGGAGAACACCAGGGCGAAAACCAGCGTGTGCACACCGACAGCCAGCAGGGAGGACTGACCAGACATAAAGACGCCCTTGCCTGCTGGGGGGATCGTCAGAAGAACGCCTGGGGTCAGGAGCACGAAGAGCACAGCGGGCACGATCAGGTCAGCTGGGCGCAGGGACACCTTGAGCACAAACTTGGCAATCAGGTAGTACACCAGGGACAGAACCAGGGCGTGCACCAGCACTGGGCTGGGGCCCACGCGCAGGAGCAGACCCGGGCTGAGCAGGGCGAACAGGATGGCGGGGGTCAGAATCTTGGGACCAGTGATATCCATGATAGCAGATACTATCTACCGAGAAAATTGTCGGACAAACTCGGCAAAGTTGTGGAAGGACGCCTTGTTCATCAGCGTGCTGTTGAGATGGTTATCCTCGAGGTACTGACGAAGGGACATCCACATGTTGAGGACATCCTCTGAGTGCCAGTCGTGCCAGTCCGTCGGGCTGAGCATAATCTCATGGTCCTCCTGCTCATCGTAAGCCTCATCGACGTCATCGCCGTTGAAGAGAGCGTTGTCACTGTACTCGTTGTTGACACCCATTTTTTGTACTTGTTCTTTCTGAGGTTTGTCTCCTTAAGCGGCTTTCTTGACTGTGATGGTGTTGCGCTCCTTGACTGGAGCGTGATCGACAATGATCTGATACACCTGCTCCACTTTAGTATCGTCACCGCCGAAATAGGCACGCAGACCCGCCAGGATGACATTCTTGGTGATGCTACCACGAGACTCTTTGGTATGCAGAGAAACCTTCTCCTGGTTCACCTTGACCGTGTCAACATCCTGCGTCTCCTTAATCTCCTTCATGTGGCCCTGGACCTGTGCCCGGAGCTCCTTCTCGCGCTTATTCAGTACAGCCATGTCTTTCCTCGCAGCAGCAAGCTGGTGCTTCAGGGAGAGCCATTCAGTCATGACGGCCTTAAAGTCGTCCATTTGTTAGTTAAAGGTGTTTATTTTTTAAGTGCTCCTAGTCCCGGGTTGATCCCAAGTCAATTTGACTTGATCCCAAGTCACTGCGTGACTTGATCTCTACTTCTCGTAGCTGTTCTCAATCTCAAACTTGGGGCGCATCGTGTCCGGGGGAATGGTGGACAGGTTAAAGATGCTGACCGCCTCGCGGGGGTTGGGTGGCTCGGAGCGGAAGTCGCGGTTCGCGTTACGCAGGTTGCCACCGATCGTCTCGGGGAAACCAATCTGGGCACGCGGGTCCAGGAAGTTCTGACCAGACAGGATGGCGTCTGGAGAAAACTGACCGAAATCCTCGGTCGTCACCACCTCCTTGGGAATCAGACCCACGTTGGTGTTGTCGTACACTGGCATGTCAACGGTGCGCACACCGGAGCCACCCATGTCGAACGGGGCTGGGTCGTCAACTGACGTGAAGGTGCCACCTGGAGCAGAGATGTGGCCACCACCCTGCATGATACGGGGACCATCGCTGGCTGGCTTGGCATCTGTTGGGGAAGCACCGACTGGGTCTTCGCCTGTTGGGGTGTAGCCGCTGCGCTGAGGATAAAATACCATCATGGCAATCAGGAACAGAAGAATCAGAATCGCCAGACCTTTGCCGTCCATGTTATAATAGTATACGACTTTTTTTTTCAGTCCAGGTAATCGGTCGGGTCATCCTCCTCCTCCGCCTCTGGCTCTGGCTCGTCTGCAAATTGGAACTCGACTGGGTATCCCTTTGTCTTTGGCTTTGGTGCCGACCGCTGACGAACCTGGACGACGCGCCAAATGGGACCGAAGGATCGCTTGAGGAACCAGAGACCAGCTAGCTCAAACAGAAAATCACACGCTCCTGAAATCTCCTCGATCGGATTCTTCTGAGCGTCAAAGAATGTAGTCACCACCTTGCCCTTGATGGCTGCAAGCGAAGCAGACAGCTCACCGTCAGCTGATAGACTCGCCTGGTACGCCGAGCGAATAGTCTCAGCCGAGACATCCTTGCCGAACCACTCGAGCTTGCTCACCTCCGCCTGACTCAGAAGCTCGTTATCAACATTATCAAACAAAGTTTTTGAGGGGATGCGGAGATTTACCTGACGCGTCTCCTTGGTCAGCGTTCCGTCAACCTGGACGTTGTTCACCTGGTGAAACACACGAGCATCACCCTTTGCTGAAACCTTGAGAAAGTAACGACCGTCTGGAATCTTTACTGGAGTTCCGTACTCCATGGTTGGTGCTCAGAAAACAAACCTAAGCTCTAAGTAGAAATGAGCCTGGGAGTTTGTCCAGAGGGCTACGTTGAATTGCCAGTCGACAAGACTAGGTGCCGGCGTCCGACGGGGTCTGCTGTAACCGTCCCGAAGATTTGCCCGACTGGATTTACGATTGACGTTTCGGGTCTCTGTCTGGCGAACGCACCAGAGACGGTCGAGCCGACGTGTCCATCTGGATACATGCCCATTCCAACTGACCCTTCCAACTGTGCCACGTCGACGAGTTCAACCATCGTCAAGAAAACATGCCCAACTGGATACACGCTTCGGGACAACGGGCTGTGTGGAACAGGAAACACGTACGTGACAACAGGTCCGACGTATTGTGGTCCACAGTACAATGGGAAGAACTGTACATACCAGGCTCAGGTGACACCTGGTATAACACCAGCCACTGGAACGGAATCGGGTCCAAACATGATATGTGCATTCCTCGAGGGTGATGCACAGTTTCCTTGCGATCCAGGGTGTTGTGAACCACCTCCAACGGGGGAGACGGGCGGTGACGGGACTGCGACGGGCGGTGACGGGACTGCGACGGACAACTGGTTTCCAATATGGGCAATCATCCTTCTGATTGTTCTTGGGACTATCATTATGGCTATACTTATCGCATTGGCTGCCAAAAAAATGTCACGAAACAGTAGATATGGACCCACTGTCAAAGGTTGATTACCTCACGGCTTACAATTTCATAAAGGACACACCGGTGTACGGTGGGTTCATGGTGTGGCACCTGATAATGTTTATGGTCCTCGGCCCCATGTTGACATGGCCTATGCTGATGCTTCTTTTGCTCGTGTTCAGTACCCAGACCATGAATCTCGTTCGAGGTGTACGCCAGGAAACCACCTAAAGGAATCAGCTGTAAGAATACCAGCAATGGCTGACACTACCACCATCACCCTCCAGACTGTTATCGATGAGATCAAGCTTCTGCGCAAGGACCTGCGCAAGGTGAAGAACCTGATTGAGGACCCTCTGGGTGAGAAGGCGAAGGCTCGTTCGACCACCAACGGCTTCAATAAGCCCCTGGACATCTCCGAGGAGCTGCGTAAGTTTCTGAAGCTGGCTGCCGGTGAGCAGATTTCCCGCTCCCAGGTGACGAAGAAGGTGAACGAGTACGTGACCGAGAAGGGTCTGAAGCAGGGTCAGAACATTAACATGGATGCTTCCCTGAAGGCGATTCTGGACCCCCCTGCCGACGTGCAGGTGACGTTCCTGAACATCCAGAAGTACATCAACAAGCACTACATCAAGACTGAGGCGCCAGCCAAGCCCAAGAAGGCTGCCGCCACGCCAGTAGTCGCCCCAGTAGAGGCTGCCACCGAGCCCAAGGTGGCTGCCAAGCGCCCGACCGTGAAGAAGGCCTGAAACAACTGGCTTTGTCCGTTGGATCTATTTTTTTTCACACACTAATGTAATATGCATAAACTACTGATTCTGTTTATGATTCTCATCGCGCTCTTTTTCATGTTTCAGGTTGTCAAAAAACCAGCCTTGAGTCCGGAAGTGTCGGGAACTGGACCCGGGTACATTCCGGCGTTCCAGGGACACCCCCAGATTGGTGTCAAGGGTTAAGGTAACACCGCCGGCGGACGGA